CAGCAGGAAGCCCCGAAGCTGCTCAAGCTCGTCACCCACGCATAAGCGCATAAATATTCATTCACAAGGAGGACAACACCATGCTCGCCCAAATGATCGACAAAATCGTCAGCCTGAAGGAGACCAAGACCTTCGAGATCGGCGGCCAGACCTACACGGACGGCCACCTCACCCGGATCCCGCCCCACGTCGACCGGCCCGAGGCCATCAGCGTCAGCGGCCTCGACGGCGTCTGCAAGCTGATCCGCACCGAGCTGGAGAAGGTCGGCACGACCATCATGGTGCAGGCCAAGAGCTACAAGAGCGTCGAGGTCATGACCACCTACCTGCCCGACTTCTCCCGCAACATCCTCTACCGCGCCGAGGCCGACGCCCCGGGCCTGCACACCGGCTTCCGTGGTCGCGAGGTCGCCCTGATCGAGCTGCGCAGCCTGTTCATCCCCAACGAGGGCACGGCCTACCTGCTCGACCTGCTGAGCCGGATGACGGACGAGAAAAGCGTCAGAACAAATGACAACGGCGTCACGCAGACCGTGGAGGCCCGGCAGGGCGTGTCCCTCAATGCGATGGTCGATGTGAAGCCCCGCGTCATGCTGCGGCCCTTCCGCACCTTCCTCGAGGTGGAGCAGCCCGAGAGCGAGTTCCTGCTGCGCGTGGATCCCGACGAGGGCATCGGCTTTTTCGAGGCTGACGGCGGGATCTGGAAGCTGGAGGCCAAGAAGAACATCGCGGACTATTTCAACACCAACCTCGCCGACCTGATCCAAGCCGGCAAGGTCGTCATCATGCAGTAAGGCATCGGCCGGGCGGGCTGCGGCCCGCTCGGCCTTCAGAAAGGAGCGATCACATGGAACGCATGACGCACGAGAGGTGCAACGGCATCAAGACTGGGTACTGGAGCGCATCGACCAAGGAGGCGCTCGTGCAGCGCCTCGCCCTCTACGAAAACACTGGGCTCGAGCCGTGGGAGATCGGCCCGGCCATCGAGAAAGCGGCCAAAGACGCAGAGACCAAGACGGCGACCGCCATGGCCGAGTGCATCGCCGGCGGCATCAAGGACACGGTCGAAGCGATCCACCGAGATCCTGATGGATTTTTCAAAGGAGGCGCCAGATGAAAGACTACAAGACCCTCACCCGCGAGAAGGTCGACGCCGACCCCGGCGCCGCCCGCTATATGGGCGAGACCCACATGATGGAGGACTGGAGCGACAAGATGATCGACCTCGTCCTCAACGGGCCGACCCTAAACGGCTTCAAGAAAGACGAGCTCCGGGCCATGCTACGCCAGACCTATGCGGCCCTGAAGCAGTACGAGCAGATCGGCCCCATGGCCTCGCCCTACATGAACGACCCGTCGGCCATCGTGGCCCGGGCCTTCGCCGAGCTCTACCCCGGCATCGACTACCACGCGCAGTTCGTCCCCGACCTGTGCGACGAGTCGGGCAACAGAGCCTTCGGTCTGACCATCTTCCCCGACGACGGCAGCACGCCCATCGTCTGCATCTCGGCCGAGGCGCCAATCGGTGCCGCCCCTGAGCTGCTGGCCCACGAGCTGGCTCATGTAGCCACGCCGGAGGACAGAGACCACGGAGAGGCATGGAAAGCAGCCGAGAAGACCATCGGCGACAAGTACGACGAGATCCTAAACGCCATGATCCCCGACGACGATCCGGGCGTGCTAATCCCTCATGAGGCCGGAGACGGCGGGATCCTTGCCATGCCGCTGCGTGAAAACATTCCAGAGCCGGGGCGGGACGACTGGAAGCTCACCGCCTGCCCCGTCTGCGGGGCCGAGTGCTGGGAGACTGAGATCGCTCGTCAGGCGCTCGCAGCGGAGCCGGAGCTCCGTGCGGCTTGTACCGCCTGCGCGCTCAGAGGCGGGAGGTCTGGAAGATGAAAGAGAGACCGACCTGCCGCTCGTGCCACTTCATGCGGGTGACGGGCTACGCGAAAGTGACCGGGAACAACAGCCACCTGAAGGGCCCACGCGGGGACTGTATGTGCGTACACCCCGACGCCTTCGAGACGTTCAACAGAGTATGCCCGCGCAGCTCCCGGCTGGCCGCCTTCATCGGCTACACCCCGCCGGGAGAAAGAAAGCCGGCGATCAAGACGTCGCCGAAGTGGTGCCCCATGCGCCCGGAAAACCAGAAGGAGGAAAAAGACCATGAATGAGAACAGAAACAACGGCAGCACCGCGGGCGGGATCGGCTTCTGCGGACTGCTGACCATCGCCTTCATCGTCCTGAAGCTCACCGGCTTCATCGACTGGAGCTGGCTGTGGGTGCTGGCCCCGATCTGGATCCCTGCGGCCATTGTCATCGCCGTGCTGCTGGTCTTTCTGATCGTCGTCCTCGTGAAGGAGGGCGTCAAGCAGACCGAGGAAAAGCAGCGCCGGCAGGAACGCAGCCTCGGCATCGACGAGCAGGCCCACCGCTACGGCCTCGAGCGCCAGCCCGGGGAGACCGACCTCGAGCTGAAGAAGCGCATCGCCTTCCTCAAGCAGGCCGAAAGGAGGGCCGGGCGCAGATGATGGACGAAAGAGAACGCCGCGACATTATGCTGCGAGCCATTCACCGCTATGGGGAGGTCGCACAAATCGACATGGCCGTCGAGGAGATGGCCGAGCTGACCAAAGCCCTCTGCAAGGTCAAACGGGCGACACCCGGGGCGACCACCACCGCAGCCGTCTCCAACGTCATCGAGGAGATCGCGGATGTCCAGATCATGCTCGACCAGCTCCGGCTCATATTTGCCCGCAGCACCGACGAAGTCGAGGAGGACAAGCTGCGCCGGCTGCTCGGACGGCTCAACAGCTACGCCGAGTCAAACCTCCACGAATGGCTGCACCAACAGTACAAGCCGGGGATCTGGAGCCGCACGGTCGACGACGGAGCTCAGCCCTGCGAAGGAGGTGCCCCGGATGAATAAGGCAACCTGCCGCGGCTGCGGCGCCCCTATCGTGTGGATCAAGACGCCCGCTGGGAAGGCCATGCCCTGCGACCCGGCGCCGGTCTATTACAAGGCCACGCCAGACGGCAAGGACAAGGTCGTCACCACCCGGGGCGAGGTCGTGAGCTGCGAGATCGTCCCTGGGGCCAACGCCACCGACGCCGGCTACCGGCCACACTGGGCCACCTGCCCGCAGGCCGACCGCTTCAAGAGAGGAGGCCGTCGTCGTGAGTGAGATCATCATCAGAACGCCGGCCAATCTCGGCCGGCTCTGCCCGAAGTGCCTCGGATCTGGAAAGGTAAGAGCCATGCAGGCGGCGCGCTACATCGGCGGGCCAGCCGTCCGCGTGAAGGACACCGCCGTCCCCTGCGACCGCTGCGGAGGGCTCGGCTATTTGAAAGAAGGAGGTCGCCACCATGAATAGAGACAAGGCCCGCGAGCTGCTGGAGAAAGAGCTGCGGATCCGGCCGACCGTGAAGGCGAGCGCGATCTTCACCGGCAAGCATGGGAGCATGGGCTTCCACGCCGGCCGCTTCTACGCCGTCACCATCGTGAAGCGCAAGGGCGAGGTCGTTCTGATCGCTCCAGATGACGGCCTCAAGTGCCCCTACTCGTCCCTCGACGCCCTGCTCCGAAACTGGCATATACTCCTTGTAATATTCAACAGGTAAAGGAGGAAACCCATGGCAAAGGACAAACCCCAACCGCAGGCCGGCCCCGAGCTGGCCGAGTACACCACGGCCGCGCAGCCTAAAGCCTACGCCGACGGCGTCCCTGTGTTCTGCGCCCACGACGCCATCGTCCCGCTGAAGGATCTGCGGCCAAACCCGAAGAACCCCAACCAACACCCGCCCGAGCAGATCAAGCTCCTCGCGTCGATTATAAGGGCCACCGGCTGGCGCGGCCCCATCACCGTCAGCAAGCGCAGCGGCTACATCGTCAAGGGCCACGGCCGCATGATGGCCGCCGAGCTGGGCGACATGGCCGAGGCCCCGGTCGACTATCAGGACTACGCCAGCGAGGCCGAGGAGCTGGCCGACCTGACGGCCGACAACCGCATCGCCGAGCTCGCCACCACCGACAACAAGCTCCTCGCGGAAGTGTTCGCCGACCTCGACACCGGCGAGATCCCGTTCATGCTCAGCGGTTACACTGAAGAAGAATACGGCAATCTTGTCACGGCTCTGTCCGAAGCTCTGCACGATGACGAGTCGGAAAAGGAGGACGGCGACACCGAGCCCGAGGCGCCGCCGGAGGAACCGTTCACCGAACCCGGCGACCTCTGGCTGCTGGGAGACCACCGGCTTTACTGCGGCGACAGCCTGAAGATGGGCGACGTTCAGAAGGCAACCGACGGGCAGCGCGCCGACCTTGTTTTCACCGACCCGCCATACGGCATGGGAAAAGAGAGCGACGGCGTCCAGAACGACAACCAGAACCAGAACGATCTCCTCGAGTTCAACAAGAAGTGGATCGCGCTCAGCTTCTCGATCCTGAAGGAAAACGGGAGCTGGTACTGCTGGGGCA